TTTCCATAGCCATCACATGATTATCAGTATCAGAACTTTTAAACATATTTCTTAAATTTTGATAAGTATCTAAATCAATTAAGACAGCATCATCACCATTAACAACTTCAAGTAATGCATTTTGCTCAATAATCTTTTTAGTTTTTACTTCATCGTATATATTTAAATTATCATCACTAATAGTACATACATGACAATTACGACTTATTGCATAAAATTCAGAACTTTCATACTGTATTTTAGTAAGATTTAATTTTTGAAGAATTGCATTTGCTAATGGTCCAGTATTACTAGTAGTAGGGTTACAAAGTTGAGCCGTTCGCCAATCAACAGCAACTTCAACTAATTCGTCTTTATTAAAGCTTGTTAATAAATCATTCATTATTTCTGTATCATAGTTATCAAAATCATCAGATAACTCTTTAAGAGCTTCTACAGTAGCAAAAAATACTTTTGCAGAAACCTTATACATCCATGAAGATTTAAACAATTTTTCTCCAGCGATATCACTACCAACAACAACAGTTGCATCGTTTAAATTAGTAGTAGTTCTAATTTTATATTTTACAGATAATTCTTTAAGTTTTATTCTTGGAACAGTACATCCCTTCATAAAATAAATTTTATCTTTCATTTGTGGTGTCCACTTAGATGTTTTAAAGTTTAAACCATGTATATTTTTTTTGTAAAATTTACTATCAGAAACTATATTTAGTATATCAGCATTAGATACTCTCACATACTCTACAGAAAATTTATTATATTCATCTCTTTTTATACTTGCGTCTAAACAAATAAAAGGTAATTTAATTATACTCATTTTTTTAGTTTAAAAAAAAGCGGCTTTTACACCGCTTTAGTTTTGAATTAATTTGTTAAAGGTTTTGCAAAATAGGAATCTGCTTTACCTGTGATTATTTTACAGTCATCTTCACAACCTTTTGATTTAACATTAGTTTTGAGAATTTGGCTTTGTGACCATTAAGGATTTCTTTAACCATGTAATATCTTAAGTCATCAGTAAATGAATCGCAATCAGTAACCAAAGAAATAATTCTATCAATCATTTTTTGAGATACTGAGCCTTTATCAGCTGTCATTGAAGCAAAATTTATAATTCTAGTACTTATAATACTAGATATATCTGCTCTAAAATCATCATCTTTACCAATACAACTAGTCAAAGAACCTTTAACATAACTCCAATCATCATTAGTAAGAATCTGCTCAGGACTAATAATTTTATCTAATTTATTATTGATAAACATAGAAAAGAGTGCAGAAGGTTCTTCTCCAATAGATCCGTCACCAATCATATTAATTAACGGCAACTCATCTTCAAACTTTTGAATAGAACTAATAGAGTTAAAGAAAGTAGTAATACTTCTAGGATTAACTTTTTGTGTTACAATTTCAGGATTCATCAATAAAAAATTAATACATCTACCATCAATATTAACTTTCTCTGCCCAACGAGCCCATACATTAGCATCAAATTTTACTTCTGTAGAAATAAATCTAGTCTTCTGAGCATCATCAAGAGATGTTACTTGATACTCACCATTATCTGGATTAGTAGTCAAAATAACATGCCAGTTCTTTGGAAGAGACCAAGAAATATATTCTTGTCTGTCCAAGATTTCCATGGTTGCTTGCATAAATCTGTGATCAGCACGAGTGTAATCATCAAGAACCAAAAATCCACCTTCAGTTCTACCTTGAATCCATTCAGGTGCAGCATGAGCCATACGCTTTTCTACAACTTTGTAACCCTTTTTCATAGCAGCTTCAATTTGAGCTTCCATAATCCAAGTACTTTTACCTTCTTTGTTTTGAATTTTAAATTCTTTAACAGGAAAACCAACAAGGTCACCTAATTCTTCTATCTGAGATAGATTGATCTTTACAACGTCCATTTGCATCTCTTTTCCAAGTTGCATAATTGCAGAAGTTTTACCTAAGCCTGCGTCACCTTCAATATTTATAGCTACAGGTATTTTACCTTCTTTTTGGATATATTGGTTATTGTCAACCATGTGCTTTAAAAAGCCTTTTAACTCATCAACGTTTAATTGTGTGATTTTACTCATTTGTTTTTTAATTTAAAGTTCTAATCTAATTTGTCTTCCTGGTAATTCATCATTGTAACTGGATCTCTCCGATAGTACCCATAAAACGGGTTTTCTAGGTTTTACATCTGTCCAAGCCTCTCCATCTGTAAAATAGATTAAGCTTGTAAACTCTTTTTTCTCATTAAATAATTCTAAAACAGGTTCAAATCTTGTACCTCCTCTACCTGCAACTGCTAGTTCAAACTTTCCATCATATTTCTTGACAGATTGCATACTAGAATCACACTGTGCAATTGTAATATCAACACCTGCTTTATACAAGTGGTGTATCTCATTAATAAACTCTTTTAATTCATCATCACAAACAGAACCTGAAGTATCAATACCTACAAGCATGTTTTGTCTCATCTTTATTTTAAGACCAGGATTGTCAGAATATCTTTTATTTTCTTTTCTCCTAATCTTTCTTGTAAAGATTTTAGTAGATATACCAGTAAATCTTCTGATATATGCTTTCCAATTAAATTTAGGTGGTATAACTTCATCAAGCTTAATAAGTCCTGATATTTCACCTGGTACAAAGCCTCTCTTCTTAAGAGTCTGCTCTTTAGCTTCAGACATAACTCTTTGAACTTGTTTTTCAATAAGCTTTTTTTCAGCTTCAGGCATATTTTCAAAATCTTCCCACTTATGGTCAGGTAAATCAACTTCTTTATCTCCACCATTTGTATCTTCAATAATAACTTTTCCTTGATCTTGATCTATATTATCAAGGAGTTTGTCCATATTATCATCTCCAGAAGATCCATTATCTTTCTTATCTTGTTCAGCTTGCTTAAGTTTATCATAATAATATCTAGAACCAGCTTTCTTATCTAAATTAAGATTAGCATAATCATTTATGTCTATACCGCCTTTAGGTAACCAACTAAAATCTATATACTGATTGATTTCCATGTCCATTGCAATATTGGCTATCTTTTTATCACTAAACATAGTAAATGTTGTAAGATGTTGAAAAGCTATATGCAATAATTCATGTTTCAGTAAACCTAATCTGTGTTCTTCTGACAAGTTTGCCCAGAACTTCTCACCAATTGTAAGTTGGAAATTAATACCATTTTTAGATACACATGCTGTTGGAACTTTGTCACTCCAAGTTTTGTGTAACATTAATAAAAAGAAACCATAATACGGTTCCTTTAACATCAAGTTTTTTGATGTTTTACTTAACGAATCTTGTCTATTCATTGTACTATTTTTATTTGAATTTCTTTAAATTTAAAATCAAGAGCTTTAAATATTCTCTTTTTTTCATTAATAAATTCTTCAATCATTAACTCTGCTATCCATGGTTTTTTAATATGAGAATTTTCATCAATTAAATGATATAGCCATCTTTCTTTAAATTTTAAATCTTGTTTATATAAAGTAAGACTTCCTTTAGGTCTATGTTTTTCTAATAAATTAAGAAACATTTTTGCAACTTCAGGTTTTACAATAGACCAATCATCAATATGAGATTTACTATACAACCATAAGAATAACAATTCTTCTTTATATTCAATTTGTACAGTTTGCGGATTTCCTAAATTTACAATTGCTTGCATTGCCATATAATTATCATCTTTATCATATGATTGCATCATAGTTAGTAAGTTCTTTAAAACTTCTTTATTCATATTTTTCCTTTATAAAATCTTCCTAATATGTTTCCGTTTAACCAATTATCTCTTTCTAAAACTTCATGTTGAAATTGAGCTTTAGTTTCTTGATAAGTTAACTCTGTTTTACTAAAACAAATTTTAATTATAGTTCTATTCATATACACGCCATTTTCATAAGCTTCTTTTAATTCTTTATTGCTACTAAAATAATTTTGATAGTCTAATTTTGTAATTATTTCATATTTTTTAGAACGTTTATCTGTTATAAGAGCTAAAGCTTTTTTGCCAAATCTTTTTTTTCTTTTACTATAGAAATTTTTTTTACCTATATAACCATATCTTTTATCATCTTTAAGCATGTTTATTATATAAATAAATCCTACTGCATTTTCAGGAATCATATCATCTGTAAATGGAATAAGTTTTTCATTACGATCATAAATTTTCCATTGATATATTTCATTTTTTAATTTATTTTTTAAATTTTTCATATCAACTTTTTTAATAGAGGTAATAAAACCTCTCTAGTTTTAATAAGACCATGTACTTTAATAGAGTCAGATAAATCTTTTTCCATATTTAAAATTACATAATCAAAATTATATTTTTCTTTATATCTTTTCATAGATCTAATACCAGCTTCATCATTATCAAATAATACAAATATTTTTTTGTATTTTAACATTACATGTTTAAGCATGCTTTCTGGTATTAAAGTGTTTTCACTATCAGGTGCAATTAATTCTACATTATTTAATTTAAGTCTTTCAAAAGTCATTAAATCTTTTAATGAAGAGGTAATCACAAGATATTTTTTATCATATTTTAATTGATCAGATCCTTGAATATAATTCTTAACCTTAATAAATTTTTTATCAGAAACTTTAGGTTGATAAATCTTGTATAATGTACCATCATCTTTAAAATAACCATATAAACTAAGACCTTTGATAGTAATTGAACTTTCTTTACCATCATTATCTTCTTTAGTCATTACATAATATTGTAATGGAGCTACATTATATTTTTCAAGAAGTCTAGATCCAATATTAAATTTAATCCAATACTTTTGATCAATTGTTGTCCAGTGTCTTATTTCATAATCAGTCACTTTATATCTACTATGAACTTTATATTCTTTTATAGGGTTGCGATCATTATTTAAAACATATTGATTGTAGTCTTCTATAATTTTCATAGCAGACTGTCCTCGTGTAAGATTAAATAAAATTTTTACTAACTCAACAGAGTCACCACCATTACCAGAAGAGAAATCTTTAAAACAATATCTTCCTGTAGTAATATTAAGATAAATGCACATTGAAGGAGTACGTTCTTTTGTATTAACTATAGATCTTATCTTTACATCTTGACCATCAAGAATCTCAGATAATCCTAAGTAATGTTCAAAAGGCCATCCTGTAGGTATATCACTTAAATCAGAAATTAAATTTTTAGTTGAAATCATATTTTGGTTTTAAACAATAAAAGGGGAGACTGTAAAATCCCCCCTTTTTATTATAAGTTAATATGAATTTAGTCTAGATTAAAATCTGAACTTGTTTTCATAGGTATAGATAAATCATCATCATTACCAAAAGATTCAACGGGCTTGTTCTCAATCTTTTTTAAATGTTTAGATTCATCATAAGTTAATACGGTTGCTGCAGTTGGAGAATAACCATATTTTTTGTTTTGTGCTTTTGCAAACCAGCAATCATAAGCAAGATAACCTGATTTATTTTCATATTCTTTACCTGCAAGACAAGTATTTAAGTATTTATCTTGATATGGAGCAGTTTCATTAAAAGCTTTTACAAAATCATGAATAGTTTCATGCTTATTATCTTGTTCAGTAAACCAATCATTAATTCCAAGAGCATTAGATAAGTTTTTTAAAAACATTAACACTGATCTATCTCTTTGAATTTTAATACCTGATTTAGTTTCACCATCAGCAAAAGCATACTGACTTGCTTTGACTCTACCAATTTGACCTTCATAACGCCCTTTGCTATCATCATCTCTATCTCTCATAAAACCTTCAAAACCTTCTATAGGCATTGTTTCCATTTCCATTAATAAATGATATGCACCTTCTATAAATCTAAATTCATCTAGTCTAATGCTATTAATTTTTAATTCATGATTACCAGGAGCAATTGTTTTTGGCATTCCGCCACCGCCTTCTGTGGTTAAATCTGTTGTACTTAAACCCATTGATTTTTGTTTTTAGTTATTAATTAATTACTTGTATATTTTATTCCAGTGAGTTTTTATCTCACCTTTTTCATTCATATCAGAAATTACTATTTCTTGATCTCTTAAGTGGATTGGTCTTGCTCCACATGTTACATTATCGTTATTCTTAAAATTAATAATTGTTTGATTACCTTTTCTGAACATGTAACCAATAGCATCTGCATTGGCACATATTAAAGATTTTATTTTACCTGTCAAATCAATATTTGCAGCCATAACTAACTCACCTTTATCATCTACAACTTTGTCTTTGATATGACCAGATAAAATAATACAGGGTGCTAATGTATCAATAAAATCTAAAACTTGAAAGAAAGCTTGACGAATATATAAATATCCTGCACCATTTGCAAGAGTAATTACATTTTCACCGTCAAAATTTTTACCCATAGAAGTAGCTTTATAAAGCTTTAGCGCTAAAGGCATTACCATTTCTTCTAATGCTGTTACAGTATCTATAGTAACATAATCATAAGGTTTATCTGCTTCTTTTATGGCCTTACCAGCTGCTAATAATTCTTGAAGATTATTAATTTTCATCTTTAAAGCTTCAACATACTCGCTACCATTTTCTAGATCCAATATTAAATTGTTTTCTAAGCCTGCATACGCAGTTGTTTTACCTGTTTTTGGTTTACTGTAAATTATTAATCTTTTAGGATTAACTCTTTCTTTCTTTACTTTTTTTGTTGGAAGTACTATACTCATTTTATTTTCTTTTCTATTTTTTCTAATGCAATTGCTATTCTATCTAACACATTTAACCATTCAGGAGAGTTTTTTGTTTCTTTCTCATTTTCTTTCCAAGGTGTATAATTAGAATCATTTTCCTCTTTCTTTTTTAATCCTACATCAAGATATTCTTCAGTAAAATTTGGAAAGTCTGCAGGTTTAGTTTCTACTTCTTGTTTAGAAGAGTTTTTAACATAATCTTGATAAGCATTATAAGGTATTTCTGTACCTGTTTTTTTATCAATAGCAACTAATTCTTCAATAGGAACTACATATACTTCATAATCATTGCCTGACTTGCTAGTTTTTTGTTCTAAAGGATATTCTTCTGCATAAAAAGAATTATGCTTTAACTTATACAATGTATGTGTTGAATCTTCTGATATTCCGTTAAAATCACTAAGTTCTGTATAAATATCTTTTCCTTGTTTTAATTCATTAGGAAAAAATTGAATTTTTAATGTTTCTCCTGGAGGAGCCCATGCAGACTTAGCAATAAAATAGGGATCAATTATATGTAACCTATTAAATGTTGGCAAATGTGTTGCCATAAGAATTTTTTGATTTTCTTGTCTTGTACTCATATTTGTATTTTGTTATTTTGTGTTGGTGTATTCATTTCTACTATTCTTATAGTATCTCTATCTAATTTAAAGAAACTCATTCTAGTATCACCATTTCTGCATTTTAAAAAATGAAACACAAGAGTTTCTGGATCAGTTATTTGTATTCTTTCTGGGCCATAATATCTAATTTTTCTAGCAGCAGGTTTATTAATACCTAATACTATATCAGCATGTTGCAATAATGCATCAGCACCAAATAAATCAGAATCTAAAACGTAATTACCATACGTACCTTCCATAGCACGTTTTGGATCATCAATATTTCTATTTAACTGACTTAAAATAACAAATGATAGTGGATAAGTTCTTTTCATAAGTGTTAAGGCTTCACCAAAATTGTATAACATTTCAAATCTATCTTTCTCATGTTTATCTTTTTTAAATAAAGCTGAGTGATCTACTGTTACTAATAACTTTGGATATATCTTCTTACCATTTTTTTCAACAACATGTTGTTCAAAATGATAATGAATACTTGCACAGAATTCATTAACAGTACACGGTCTATAAATAGAAAAAACTCTATTATTTTTATTTAGTGTACTTGTATATTGTCTACATTTATCATAAATCTCTTCTTGTAAAGGTTCGTACTTACTATGTAAAACACCATAGTCTTTTTGAGTTATAGCAGAAAATGCTCTCATACCAAGAGTTTTTTCAGGCATCTCAAATTGAAATTGCAATACATGAAAGTTTTGATCTTTATTAAGAGCAATAACTTCTGTAACGAGTTGCTCCATAAATAAAGTTTTACCTACACCAGGTCTAGCTCCAACTACAGTTAAAGTATTCCATTCTAATCCATTTAGTGTAGCATCATTAAACTTTGGCCATGCTGTTATAAGACTTTTAATTCTACCGTCCATTCTTCCCCTCATTTCTAGGAGAGCTTTTTCATAAGCACGTACTTTACTAATAGCCTTTAAAGGCTTTGCACCATTAAATTGTTCCAAATTATACTATTTTTTCTTTAAATATGTCTTGTTCTTCATTAGGGTTATTGTAATTTAACATGTCACAGTAAGTAGCTAAATCTGACTCAAATGATTTATCTGAACTTTGTTTTCTAATAAAGTATTGAGAAGTTCTCATGTATTCATAATTTTTCATACTATATTCAATAACATACTTTTTAGTAGCTTTTAATATAGTTTCCCATTTATAATCATAATTTTCAAAGAACCATCTAAAGCCTGTTTCTAAATTTTTTACATTAGTTCTTGCATATTTACCACTTCCAAGTTTTTTAGCAGGAAATAATTCATTATACACATTAATGTTTATGCTAAAATTATCACCCATTAAATTTTGAGAAGTTTTCTTTTTGCTCTTTCTAAAATAAGAGCCTAATTCTTCCATAAAAATAATGCTTTTACTAGTTAATTGCAAATCCTCATTTAACCAACCTTCATTTTTTAATTTATGTACTTCTAAACTAGAATTAACTAAAGATTTAGATACAGATAGTTTATCTTTTATACAATGTAAAACATATAAAGAGTTAGGTGTAAGCTTTTCTTTTATTAATTTATTAAATATTTCATTCATGTTACCAAATTATAGAAAAATTATTATTGTCTTTTAAAATTTTTTGAATATCTGTAAATAAATCTTTACAATCCCATTTTTGTTCTTTATTATATGCAGCACTTTCGGGATGACTAAGAGAAAACTTATAATTCATTTCATGTACAGCGTCTTTCCAATGACTTGCTTCTTTGCCTATATAAACATATACTAATCCTGTATGTGCAAAAGTTAAATAATCAAATAAATAAGCTAAAAATGACTTCCATATTGCATAATGCTGTCCTGTTTTACCTACAGTAGTTGTAAGTGCAGTATTTAACATTAAAATTCCCTGATTAGCCCATCTTTTAAGATCTGGATTATGTGATTGACCTACTCCATTATATACAGTTCTGTTTATTTCATTTAGAATAACTTTTAAACCTAATTCTTGTTCCATAGTGTTACTACAACTAAATGCAAGACCATCAGCTACCCCTAAGTTTGGATATGGATCTTGTGCTAGTATAATTACTTTAAGTTCATTATAAGGGCATTCTTCAAATGCTCTGAATAATTGACTAAGTTTAGGAGTAAATCTTTTACCATCTTTAGATAGTATTACTAACTGTCTAATTATATTTTCAAAATCAGAACTAAATATAAAAGATTTAAGAGGTCTCCCCCAACCTGATGGTTCTAATCTTTTATATATTTTTTGTTTAATGTCTTCTATGTCTACTTTATG